TGGACGGCTCGCCGCTAAAGGCTTTTGCTGGCCAACAGCACGATGCCCACATCTTGACGCACATTTTGTTTGGTATGTCGCCCATGATGCAGGCCATGCCCAATGTTGCTGTCAACTTGCAAAAGCACATCTTTGATCACATCCGTTTGAAAGCGGAAGAGGACACCGAGGTCGAGCTGTTCAAACAGTACGGCACCGATCCGGAAAAAATGGTGTCTGCCCTGCAACGCGAAGCAATGATTGCCACAAAAGTTGCTCAAGGCTTCCAAGAAGTCAAGAAACTGCAAGAGGATATGACCGGCAATCAGGAAGACCCGTTGATTGCCCTGAAGAAACAAGAGTTGGAACAGTCCGCAAAGAACGATCAAGCCAAGATTGGAATGGATCAGGCCAAGTTGCAGCTTTCCCAACAGAAGGAACAGGCCGACCAACAGGAAAGCCAAGCCAAGTTGATGTTGTCTGCCCAGAAAGTGCAAGCAGATGTCGCTAAAACAGCTAACCAAGGAGCCAAAAATGCACAATAAGCCTAAAGTAATGCCCAAAATGGAACAAAAAACAAAGAAACGGGTGCCAAAAGCACCTCCAAGTGGTAAAAACCCACCCGGTGTGTCGTACGTTTATCGAAAAGATGCGTTCAACAAGGTAAAAATCGCGTAATTTGTTGTATGATGTGAGTACACCCTTCGGACAGGGGCCTAAACTGTCTGCTTCATTGGAGTAATCCATGCTTGAATTTGCAGAAACCGTTCTTTCTTCCGTTCGTCGTCTTCAGAAGGACACCCATGAGACAATTCTGGGCGGTGGAATACGGGATATGGAGCAGTATAAGTTCCTGATGGGCCGTCTTGAGGGTTACCGGTTTGTTGAAGAGGCTGTAAAAGAGCTTCTTAACAAAAATCCCAACCTTTAAGGACTGTACATGACAGAAGTCACTGCACTGGAACAGAAATGGGCACAAGAAGCGGAAGACGAAGCCGCTCAGGCGGCATCTAATGCCGTGGCAGACGCAGCAGCGTCCGCAACAGCCCGAAAAGAACACAATGATCAGGTAGAAAACATCCGGGAACACCTTCCCAAAGCCACAGGCTGGCGTTTGATTGTTTTACCCTACCGTGGCGCACGCAAAACCAAGGGCGGCATTGAATTGTCGGACCAAACCCTTGAGCGCCAGCAACTTACAACCACATGTGCATATGTTTTGTCTGTGGGCCCTCTGGCCTACAAAGACGAAGTCAAGTTTCCCACCGGCGCTTGGTGCAAAGAGGGAGATTGGATCATTTTTGGCCGTTACGCGGGTGCGCGTATGGCTATTGACGGTGGAGAGATTCGGATTCTCAACGATGACGAAATCTTGGCCACCATAAACGACCCAGAAGACATTCTGCACATGTGAGGTAATAAATGGCCACAATAACACCGGATAGTCAGTTGGAATTTGATTTGGGCGAGAACGAAGTTGCCACAAACATTTCCATCAATGAAGAAGGCGACGCAGAGATTCAAGAAACTCTTGCCCTTGCTGTTGAAACACAGTCCAATCGCGAAGAGCTGGAGACAATTAGCGACAACGTCCAAAAGCGTATCTCTAAGCTCACTGCTCGCATGCGAGAGGCTGAGCGCCGTGAACAAGCTGCCATTGAATATGCCAAGGGCCTGCAAACACAGACCCAAACGCTTCAGCAAAAGCTTGTCCACACGGATTACAGCCGTTTGAACGAAGCCAAGACCCGCTTGGAGACCCAACAGGCCACGCTTAAAGCCATCATCCGCAAAGCTCGCGAAGAAGGCGACATTGATACGGAAACCGAGGCAAACCAGCGGCTGACAGACTTGACCATGGAGCAACGCCAAGTTGCGGGATGGTTACAAAGCCAAGGGGAGCAAGTACAGGCCTATCAACAGCCTCAAAACTACCAGCAACAAGTTCAACAACAGCAGTACCAAGCTCCAGCACAGCCCCAACGAGCTGCTCCTAGCCCACAGGCTGAAGATTGGGCTGAGCGAAATCCATGGTTTGGTCAAGACAAGATGCTGACCTATGCTGCATGGGGTATTCACGAAACATTGGTAAGTGAAGAGGGTATTGACCCTAATTCATCAGAGTACTATACTGAATTAGATCGTAGACTCGTAGAAGAGTTTCCGAACAAGTTTCAGAACCGTAGTTCTGCCCAACCAAACAGACAACAGCGTTCCGCACCCGCTGTTGCACCTGCTGCCCGTAGTTCGGGAATCAACAATGTGCGCCGTACTGTCCGGCTTTCGCCGAGTCAGGTTGCCATCGCAAAGAAACTGGGTGTTCCGATTGAGGAATACGCCAAGTACGTCAAGGAGTAATCATGAGCGAAAAACTTACCATCGATAGAGCTTCCCGCACAGCGGTAACCCGTGAAAAGGAAGAGCGTCGCAAGCCATGGAAACCACCTTCACGCTTGGATACACCACCGCCTCCTGAGGGGTTTGGATATCGTTGGATTCGTGCAGAAGTCAACGGTTTCTTAGATAAACAAAACGTTTATAGCAGCTTGCGCGAAGGTTATGAGCTTGTGCGCTTGGAAGATGTTCCTGAGGAATATCAAAACATGCTTCCTACCGTTGAAGACGGGAAGCATGCCGGAGTTATTTCGGTTGGGGGCTTGCTCCTTGCCAAGATTCCTTTGGAAACTGCCAAAGAACGTGATGTTTATTTCCGCCAGAAGGCCCGTGACCAGATGACTGCTGTGGATAACGAGATGATGCGAGAAAACGCTCACTCTACAATGCGCATTCAGAATCCCGAAAGAAGTTCAAGGACAACTTTCGGACCCCGATAATTATCGGTATCCACAACCTTTTAGGAGCTTCAAATGGCAAATGTAAATAAGCCTTTTGGTCTGCGTCCGCTTGGTAACTTGTCTGCTACTGGTGCACAGAAGCAGTACGGCTATCAAATTGCGGATAACCAGTCCGGAGCCATTTTTCAGGGCGACTTAGTCGTTCTGTACGATGGTTTTATCATCAAGTACGACGCATCCACGCATGCTGCCCCCACAGGCGTATTCAACGGCTGCCAATACTACGACCCAACTCGCGCAGGCAAGCCGACTTGGAAAAACTTTTATCCCGGTAGCGTGGACATCACATCTGGCACCATTGATTGCGAAGTAATCGATGATCCTGCTCAGTTGTTCTTGGTTCAAGCTGATGGTGCAGTTACTCAAGCCAATATTGGCAAGAATGCTGACCCCACAGCCTCTACCACAGGAAGCACCACCACTGGTATTTCCAACGGTAGCCTCGGTTCCGCTTCAATTGCAAAAACTGCCGCATTGACCATGAAGATTGTTGGCTTGTCCACAACTCCTGACAATGAATTGGGCACTTATGCACAAGTGGTTGTGAAACTTAATCAACACCAGTACGGTAGCGTCGGTGTTGCATCTGACGGAGCTTAATCATGGCAATTACACGTTCACAACTTGTTAAGGAACTCGAGCCCGGTCTAAATGCCTTGTTTGGCATGGAATACACCCGCTATGAAAACGAACATGAAGAAATTTTCGATATCGAAACCTCTGACCGTGCGTTTGAAGAAGAGGTAATGTTGACCGGTTTTGGCACTGCTCCAGTGAAGACTGAGGGCGCTGGCGTTCAATACGATACCGCTTTGGAATCGTTCACTGCTCGCTACACCCACGAAACCATCGCCATGGCGTTTGCGTTGACCGAAGAAGCTGTTGAAGATAACCTCTACGACCGTCTCTCTGGCCGCTACACCAAGGCACTGGCTCGTTCCATGTCTCAAACCAAGCAGGTCAAGGGCGCAAACGTTCTGAACAATGCTTTCACCGGCGGCGCTTATGCTGGCGGCGACGGTGTTGCTCTGTGTTCTACCGCTCACCCTACCGCTTTGGGTCCAAACTTCTCCAATACGCCTGCAACTCAGGCTGACTTGAACGAAACCTCCTTGGAGCAAGGCATCATCGACATCGCAGCGTTTACAGACGAACGCGGTTTGAAGGTCGCTGTTACTGCCCGCAAGATGATCGTTCCTAAGGAACTTCAGTTCACCGCTGAACGCCTGATGAAGTCGACTCTTCGCACTGCCACTGCTGACAACGATATCAACGCAATCAAGTCCATGGGCTTGATTCCCGAAGGTTACGCTGTCAACCACTTCTTGACCGATACAAACGCTTGGTTCTTGATCACCGACGCGCCCAACGGCTTGAAGATGTTCCAACGCTCACCAATCAAAACCGCCTTTGAAGGTGACTTTGACACTGGTAACGTGCGTTACAAGGCTCGCGAGCGTTACAGCTTTGGCTGGTCTGACCCACGCGGCATCTACGGCTCTTCAGGTTCGACCTGATAAGACGATGAAAAAGGGGCCTTGTGCCCCTTTTTCTTTTGGTGTATATTGAGCTCATTCCGGGGTTTCCGGTGTATCTGACAGTCCCGGCTGACGACATGCAGACAGATACGCCCCACTTGCATGTAAGGAAAAAATCATGGCACGCACTACGTTTTCAGGCCCTCTTCGCTCGTTGAGCGGCATCTATCAACAAGGCCCCGCTGCCGTTGTTGAAATCACAACCAGCACCACACTAAACCCCGTCAGCCACGCTGGCCGCATTCTTGCCGTTGGCGGCACTTTAGCTTCCGCTTTAACACTGACGCTGCCTGCAATTAACATGACTGCTGACCCCTCTTCTGCGGGTCCCGGCCAGAGCGCCAACACCGCCAACAACGAAGGCGTGCTGTACAGAATTTGGGTTCCCACCACAATCGCCACAAGCTCTTTGAAGATTGCCACCAACGGCACGGACATGTACATTGGCTCCTTGCTGTCGGTAGACACCGATACGTCTGGCGCAATGGTTGGCTTCACCGCTAACGGCACTACCCATGACTTTATTAACTTAAATGGAACGACTACTGGTGGCGTTGCAGGCACTTGGATTGAGATTTTTGCAATTGCTGCCAACAAGTACATGGTCACAGGTGTAATCTTGGGTTCCGGAGTTGTTGCTACACCGTTTGCCACCACCTAATAGGGGCCCATCATGGCTTTTACAACTGACGTAAAACAAGCGCACCTTAATGGGAGCGGTTTTTTGGTAACGGGGCGAACCCGTGTCAAGGCCATCTCATATGTGGGCACTGCAACTGCGGGGCACGTGACG